ATCGGCAAATTCACGTTCACAGTGTTGGGAAAGTCGCGAAGCTGTTGGCGGTAATCTTTCCATGCTTGGGATTCTGAAGTTACTGTTTCTGAAGCACGTATGGCTACCCAATCCGTTTGTTGCAACAAATAATTCCTTTGCAAACGAATGCTTTCTAGTTTTTGATCATTACCCCATACTGTCCAAGGATTGAGCATCACATCTTTGTATGCATTAAGATAACGATCCAGTAAAACTTTTTCATAAGCGGGCGAAGTGTTTCTCGGTTCAAACACATAATATGTATTGGCTCCGAATTGATTTAAGCCATCTTCAGGTCCTCGAAAAACATTTTTATTTTGAATAATATACATAATTAATAGGTTTGTATGGTGGGTGGAGTAAAACTATTTGCAGTAGCTACATTCAAGGTATTTGTTGTACCAAAACTATTTCCCACGCTAGTGCAATTTATGACTATTGCGCCTGCTGCCGCAATAGTGTTGTTTGTGCCAGCAAAAGGAAAAACATTCGTGCAATTGGCAAAAGTTGCATTACTTTCTGAGACTGCAAAACTATTGTTGCTTCCTTGAAAATAATATACCGATCCTATAAAATAAAATCTAGAATAAGGATTAACACCCCCCTTTGGGCCAGCAGCTGACCTACCTCCGCTGAAACCATAATCAGTTATTGACAGACACGTTATATATGATCCCGACACATTTAGTCCTGGTGGATTTTCAGCGTCTAGTATAATAATTCCTTTGGTATATATAAGGCTAGAAAATCTATAGTTAGCCCTCCCGACAATAAAAATACCATTTGAATATACATGAATTAGATTAGAATCTAGGTCAGATAATAGCATGGCAGCGCTATGAGTACTACCACCACAATTTTGAAAAAGTGTACAACCAGTAAAGCTCCCAAGAGACATAGTCAATCGAGTTGGATATCCGTTATAACGGTGATGAATCATACTATTCTGTCCAATATTTGAATATAAATTACTAAAGAAAAAAGCATTCCCTCCACTATATTGATTAACAGTGCCCTCTCTTATTTCTAAATTTATAGAGGCACCGATTGATGCCACATTGTTAATATTTCCACTGTTTCCGTTTGCATACGAAATAAAAGTATTGTATCCGCCTGGTGCCTGAACTATATTGGATCCATTTATAACCAAGTTAGGCCAATCAGAATTATAAACTTGTGCACCAACATTATTCATATTTAAAACACTATTGTTATCGACTTGAACATGCGTTACGAAACGTCCAATCAAACCCAGTCCGCTTACGCCAAGTGTCAAAGAGGATCGGGAACCTGTATCGGATGGCAGTCCATTTCCAACTTTCAGAGCATTTTGTTTGAGCGCTCCATTGTTTATCACCACCAAATTATCAACAATATTAAATTTGCTATTGTTAAGATACAAACAAGCAAATCCGTTGGTATCTGATGTGAGAGAAGGATACACAGAAGTGCTGTTTATATTGCTAAAATCCAGCTTGCTTTTTAATATTTTAGATTGCGGATAATTAATTGCATATCGTGAATTGGTCGGATCTGTATATGTTAAACTATGCCCAATTGTTTTAATACCATATTGGGGCAAAGGAAAACCACTGATAACACCTAAACTACTAGTGATTCCTTTCATACTATTTTTGAAAAATCCATAATCAGGAATTTCTATAGTCACACTGGTGGTACCGTTTACAGCTGCTACTCGGTGACATCCGCGATATCTTTCAAAGGAAGTTTTTACCAAATATGGTGTTGGGGTGGTGATGATAGACGAATCAACATCATTATATCCACTCAGACCTTTTCTTCCAGTTTTAAACGGATAATCTAAAAAGCATTTGTTGTTGCTGCTAACAGCTTCTACAACGCGAGTTTGGCCTAGTGCTAAAATCTGATCGCCTGGATTCAGATATGTGTTGGTAGGTGTGGCATTGCTAAAAGTTAAAATGTAATTAGAGGTTTCGTCTGGAAAAGTAACATGAGTTTGTGTCGAAACTACTTGTGTGAATGTGTTGCCAATATAAGATTCAGGATTGCCTATTTGCATTAGAATACTATAATTATCTATTCCTTGTATAAGTGGATTGTTTGCAAAACGTATTACTCTGCGATTATAACCAAAAAACTCGATGGCCACCGATGAAACTGTACAAACATAGCTGGGTGTGGTGGTTGTTGCATTTCCGCCACTAAGCAGGGTAACAATTGCTTTGTCTCCAACATTAATATAAGATGCACCTTCTCCAGTTGTTTTAGGGCCTGTTGGATTAGAGAGATCTACAATTAATCCTACTACATAAGCGCCAGCCACTCCGCCAGAAAAACTTACAGTGTATGTATCAGGATAATACGAGGCATGTCGTCCAGAAATTGCGTAGATATTTACGTAATCACCCACGGCAGGTGTAGTTGAACCTGATTCCAGAGCAATAGTTGCACTAAGAGTGCTAACATTAACTCCAGAAACACTAAGAACAGGACTGCCTTTGGCACTTTTAAAATTCAGGTCGCTAACGCCTCGAATAGTGATACGATCCCCGTAATCGTGACCCAAATTGATTGGAGATGTTTCATTAAATGTTTCATCATCCAATAGAATTTGCACATCAGCCGTATCATCAAAAATAAATGAACTTAAACTATCGAGGGCACTTTGCAATTTTGTAAATTGCCGGGTGCTACCCACAGGAATGTTGATATTTCCGCCCGTCAGTTGCAAAATATCTGTTAAAAGCTTGCCGCTGCCTTGAAATGTTACAGCTTTGATGTTGCCGCCTGCAGAAAGACCCACTGATTGGGATTGCTGCAACCGAGCTCCAACATTTCCTAGATTACGTGCGTTGCTCATATGTTATTATTATTTATGGTTTGCTGGGCCAGATTATTTGTTCAATGGGCAGGTTCAAATCAACAATGTCAGGAAAATCCCGAAGTTGTTGTCGATAATTTTCATAAGCCGTTTTCTCTTCAGGAGAAAGAGGCACATCGTTCAATGCTGTCCAATCAGTTTGACCCAATAGATAATTCCTTTGCAAACGAATGCTAGCTAGTTTTTGATCATTACCCCATACTGTCCAAGGATTAATATTTTTAATAATAGGATTTGGATAATTGGCATCTCCTATTTTGGTTTCTGTTCTTTGAAAAATATCTGTAAAATTATCCTGTATGAAAAGCAAAACGTTGTTTGCATATAAAGAATCAATTTCAGAAGAAACAATTCTTCGAAGAATATCATTATTTTTAATAATATATGCGTTCATAATATAGTTGCAGGTTCTCTGTAAAAATTTCCATTTGTGACATCAAAACCAGCTGCTGGCACAGTAGGTCCTACTTTTGTTGTGCAATTTAATAACAAGACAGCAAATAAATTTACTGATGTGTTTTGATAACTGGCGTAAGCTGTGGTATCATACAATTTGTTGACATGAGCAACAATAGTGTTGCCCCCAAAACCTGTATTTGCATTTTGCTCATTTCCAATTTGATTTATAAAAGTTTCACTAAATGCAACCCAATTGTTTCTGAATCCAAAACCGCCCGTACCTCCCCAAAACCAATTTGCTTGTCCTCCTGCTTGTCCTCCAAGGACTACACTGGAATCAATTTGAAGAATGCTTTGAGCAAACCTATAATTACTGAAATCTCCTTGAGCCATGCTAAGGGTTAAACGCATCATGGATTGAGCACAAAAAAAACCTTCTCCAACCGTACCACCAATATCAACTCTGTTATTTCCCAAATATATATTCATGTTAACAAAATCAAAACCAAGATACCAGCCCACATAACTATTATTGTATTGTTTGTTGAAAAGTGTTCCATGCCGCATACCAGTATTAAAGTTAATGCTAAAAAAACCTCCTGTTATTCCATTAACATATTGTGCAGCATGATATATTGTGCAACCATTAAAAGATACATTTTGAAAATTATGTGTTATACAATCTGTTATTGTAACATTATTATAATTAGTTTTATTGTTGGATGCTCGGCCCCTAACAAAAGGGGCAAATGCTCGCAACACTAGTGAATCTGAAGTCATTGATGATGAGCTGTCACAAGTCACAAAAAAATGAATTGCTTGACTAAAAATTGCATTTGTTGGACTGGCTAATGTCCAACTGTTATAATTTCTCAAAACTTGAGTTGCATAAAATCTTCCCAAATTGATTGTTGAAGAGTTTTGACATATTGCAGCATAAATATAATTTCCCCAAACGCCTATGCTTCCTAAATTTATTTCTGCTCCATCATTACTAAGAAAAAGAGATAATGCTGCTGTTGCATTTTCCCTAACAAATACCATATTATCTAATAATCTTAATGTTGCATTGGTTATGGCAAGTTGATGACTGCTAGTGTTGGTTGAAAAATCAATTTTGCTTTTGAAAATCTTGTTAGTAGCAAATTGTGTAAAACCACCAGCTGGAGCAACAGCGTCTATATTATAACCAAAATTGTTTATTCCGTAAATTGGCAGTTTTTGACCAGATACAGGATAAATGGTAACTCCTGTTGAATTAGGAGCCATGGTTGGTGTGATATGACCATAAGACATCATTTCAATAGTCACGTCATTTCCTGCAACAGCCACCACTTTATGACAGCCCTTGTAACGTTCAAAAGCTGTTTTTACAAGATAAGGTGTTGCTGTTGATATGGTGGCACTTCTGCCGCTGTTGCCTGCTCCGTTTGTATATAAAGGAGGAAACACAATGCATCGGTTTGTGCCACTAGTTTCATAAACATGTGTAAATTGACCCAATGCATGAATAAAGTCGCCTTCATTCAAATATGTGTTTGTGCTAACTGCAGTATTATCAAATGATAATATTGCCCGAGTTCCGTCTGGATGCAATGCTTGTGTAAATTTATTTCCAATGTTTGAATCTTTTGTTCCAACTTGCACCATGATGTAGCGAGCATCATTTCCTAATGAAAATGCTTGAGCACTGAGTGAAAGTGAATGCCATCCAATACCACCAAATGGTGTAGGTCCTATTGATGTTATTGGAATTACTGCACTGGTAACAGGTCCTGCAGCAAATGGGGATAATTTTGTTATTAATGCCCAATCATTTGTTCTTATATTATGATAAGCTCCTGATCTAACGGCAACTGGTGCTGCGCTTGGTTGCAAAGTAATTGTATAACTACTGACATCTTGCATTTGACTGCACCAACCAACATCTCTTCCAGAAACGCTTTCAATTGTGACATAATCACCAACTGCAGGAATGGTGCTGAATGTGCTATCAAGAGTTATGGTGGCGCTTAAAGTGGGAACATTTACACCACTGGTAGATACAATTGGATTGGTTCCGTTATTTGTGGATCTCCAACTATATGTATTGGCACCTTTAATTGTTATGCGATTACCATAAGGATGCGATACATCAATTTGATTTGGTGAGATAAAAGTTTCATCATCTAAAAGTATTTGTACATTTGCCGTGCTATCAAAAGCATAACTTGATAAACTATTCAATGCACCTGTAATATTTTTGTATGTGCGAGTGCTGCCCACAGGAATGTTGATATTTCCTCCAGTAAGTTCGAATGTGTTTCCTGTAATGGTCACTTCACCAAGACCGCTGCTGGGATTTAATATTATGCCAGGTCCTGCCACAATTCGGCTTACTCCTCCAAGACCGCCAATATCATAAGCGCTAAGAGTTGCCACATCCAACACGTCACCGCTGCTCAATCCTTCTGATAAAGTAATGGTGCTGCCATTTGATGCAGAGTAATCCAATCCATTGACCAAATGACTTCCGTTCAAATACACATCCAAAGTTGGTGAAGAATAAAGAAGAGTATTTCCCAAATCATCCGGTCCAGTTATGTTGATGGTACCTTGAGCAACTGTGGTTGGACAAGTGTAACGATAATTGGTTTGGAAAACAGTTCCACCTCCGCTAAGAAGATTTGTGATGGTGACACCTGTTGCACTGAGTGTGACCACATCCACAACGTCTCCCTCATTCATGGTGCTCAAGTTTAGGATTTGTGTGCTGTTGTTGGCTATGAAATCTTGATTGTCTACAAGATGCACACCATTGCGATACACATCCAATTGACCAGTTGTGTATGAAAGATAATTGCCGTAATCATCCATGCCACTGACAGCATTTAGATTTTCACCACCATCAATTGTGTAACGATAATTGATGCGTTTTACAGTTCCAACACTACCGCCTGGTGTGAAACCTTTTGCAATAAGCAATCCGCTGATGGCAACTGTAAGACTGTCCAAATCAGTGCGTATTTCGTCTACATTACGATAACCCACCACAAAGTCTGTGGCGCTGAGAACAGTTTGAGGGGTAAATTGTGTAAAATTCTTGAGTGCCATTCTTTTATTATTTACTCAAACATGGCACAAATTCTTTTAAACAAAGCCTATTCTTTTCTTTTCTTTATCCTTTTCTTTATCGTCCATACCACCTTCTTCATTATATATTTCGGCAAGTGTCATGCTTTTTTCAGCAACCCTTTTGCTGCCTATTTTTTTCAAAATTTTATTTGATTGTTCAGCATCCAATTCTTCAAAATGATGCTCTGCAATAAGACGACCCTTGCGTATCAATGCTTTATCTATTTTTTCACGAGGAGTGTTGAAAGTTGCTATAATAAACAAATTCAAACAATCCCCCAGAAAACCGTCAGTAAGATTCAATATGTTGCTAACACCTTCAGGGTTGCTGCCTTCACCTTCCCTGCTTCTTATGACTTTTTCAGCATCTTCAATCAAAAGAATGCTGTTTTTATGAGCCAGCATGAAATTCAAAAATCCAGGAGTAGTGATAATATCCACTGTACCAGGTGGAACAAATATTATTTTTTTATCAATATTCATGGCCAGATTTTTAACAACTGTGGTTTTGCCACTGCCCGGAACTCCAGAAAAAAGAACCAGTCCACTTTTCTTATCATCTTTTAATTTTTCCAAAATTTTATTATATTTAATTTCAAAATCTTTTCCATAATTCAGTTCAATATCAATATCACCGCTGGGCAATTTAATATCAAATTTTTTCAAATATGTTCCTTCAATGCCATCCTGACAAATCAGAAACACATTTCCTTTTTTCACATTTTCTTTGTATTCAAACATTCCTCGTATTTCTTCCAATGTTTCCATTTCAGTATAAAGAATCTGTACCCAGAAACTTTTGCTTTCCATTTTTTCCTCGAATGCTTCATTTTGAGAAAACACACCATAATCATTCTCATCATCTTTGGTGCGATCCAAACAAACCATTGCATCTTTATATGTGTAATAAAGCTGAGTAGTGAACACATCCCTCTTGTCATTTTTTTTGTTGCGATAATCTGTTTTACTATCAAAAACTTTCAAAGATCCTTTTTTTTCCAATTTGCTCAAAATGTTGTCGCTGATCAGCAGATTGTTCAATTTGAACACCAACGGCTGCTTTTTAAAATGATGTGTGTAATAAAAAAACACATTGAAAGGATTGTATCCTGAATTGCTTCGTGAATATGGTTGATAACTTTCACTCATAACGTTATTTACCTATTGTAAATAGATGTGTGAAAAAGTCAAAGAAAAGACGTAAAATACCGCCTTTTAAATATTTTGTAAAGAATAAGGGCATGGATGCCACCACCATGCCCAATACTGCTTTCTTGCCTGCAGCAGGTTCCGGCATGCAACCAAGTTTTTAGTTGACATGGTTGTTTTTTTATAAATAATAACAAACATGAGAAAAGATTTGCAAAACATACGAGAAAGCTATGAACGTAATGTTTTGAGGGAAAATGTGGATCGCCTGGATTTTCTAAAAAACAAGTATGTTCCATTATTTTACGCCAAGCTTTTGCACATCTGGCCCGATGAAAGCAACCTTCCCAGCAGTTACGAAGATTTTAAAAAAGGAACAGAAACCAATTCCAAATACAAAGCTTATTTGGAGTTTCTGAGTGAAACCATTGACAATCTGATAGGAGCAGATCCTTTCAGCAAAGTAGACATGGAAAAAGGAGCAGGATATGCTGGTCAATACAGTGATTGGATATTAAAAACATTTCTGAAAATATTTGATGAAAAAGGTGAAGGTGCTGGAAAAACATTAAATGACCTGAAACGATTCATGAACGAGGATCTTTATAAATTGAACAGTGATTTGAAAATTTACGATAAAAACAAAAGCAAGGTTTCCCTTAACAAAAAAAATGTGCGAGATATCAATCAAGTTCCTGATTTTAAGAACCTTTATTACATCATCAAACAATTTGTACCCAAATATGAGGAGGAACTGGTCAAGGACAAAACCAAAGTGCGAATTCTTTTGGACAACAGCCAGTATTTTGTGGGTGTTCCTCTTTCACTTTCTGCCAGTCAAAACCTGGGCAACAACACCAGATGGTGCACCGCTGCTCGAAGTGATAACAATACCTACTATGCATCATATACCAAGGACGGTCCTCTTTACATTGTATTCCTTAAAAATAAAGGAGAGTTGATCAAATATCAATTTCATTTTCCCAGCGGTCAATATATGGATTCAGATGATCACTCTATTGATGTTTTTGATTTTTTCAGCAATCATCCTATCATAGGAAAAGTCATATTAGATGATTATGAAAAAACAGATCCAGACGAAAACGATTTGAAAAAGGCAAAATTGTTAACAGGTGGTATTGAAATACTAGACAAAGAACCAGAAGAATTTTTTCAAAATCTTTCAGTTCAAAACATCATTACCATGATTTCTATTGGACAATTAGATTTGGAAAAAATAAACAAAGGATTAGACGTTCTTTCAAAATCTTTTGATAACAAAGCAACATTCACAGCTGACGGATTGCAATTAACAATAATCAAAAATGAAACAGATGAATTTCTGGAAGATTTTTACAATTATGGAATCAATCGGGTAATTCAGGGGTTTCTTTACAATCCTGTCAGCGTATTTTTTGATGGAAATGAAGATCAGGAAATGGTTCCATTTGTTCTAAACAATATTTTAAATGCAAAACAAAAACAAAGTATACAACGAGTATTTTCTGATATTGCTGAAAATCCAGAATCATCTGATGAATTTTATAACATTTGCAGAAATGTTTTGAATAGCCATATCAAAAAAACATCAACACAATATTTGAAAAATGTCGTACTTGATGTTTTTAAAACTCGAGGAATTATTTTTAATAAAAAAGGAAGAAAAAATGAATTACTCATTCCTTTCGATTCTCTTCTGGACATTTTCAAAGGAGAAAACTCAACGAACTTTCTGAGTTTATTGGAAAATCCTTCATATTACACAAAACTAGGAGAATTGATACCAGATGTTTCCAATGATCAAATTGAAGATGAAAAGAGTAATTTCATAGATTTTGTTTCACAAAATATTGATCGTAAACAAATTGCAGATGATATTATTAAAAAGACAGATAAACGTTAAATAATATATAATATGAAAATATTAAATGATCTGTTAAATGTGATTGAAGCGGTTCGTTGGACGGTAGTTTGGAAGATCGAAGATCTTAAAAACACAGTTCATAATTTGTTTCCTTCAAAGGATGTTGAAGATCCTTTTGTTGGAGAATCTTATATTGAAAATAAACCTTCTAAAAAAACCGTTAAAAAATCAACAAAAAAGAAAACCAAAAAAAGTAAGAAATAATGAAATTTCCGAGTTTTTCGGAAGTTGTTAAAATTGCAAAACGGCGAAGTGCCGGAGGAATTCTTTTTGATAAAAACAAAAACATAATTCTTGTGCAAGAACGGGATGGTTCTTGGAGTTTTCCTAAAGGAGGCATAGAAGATGGTGAATCTCCGTTGAGTGCAGCTGTGCGAGAGATAAGAGAGGAAACAGGCATACGTTCACTATATCCCATCCGATCTTTGGGACAATATTTTCGACCCACACGCAAAGGTAAAAAACGAATGGTGTTTATGTATTTGTTCAAGGTAGACAATCAAAAACTTCAACCTTTGGATCGAAACAATCCTCGGGCTGAATTTTTTGCTTTTAATAAAGCCATAAACAAATTGGATATTCCAAGTGACAGTGCTTTTTTGAAAACATGTGAAATTGTTATAGATAATTATTTAAAAAATAATTAAATCTTGATTTTATTTTTCTTTATATAAAATACTCTGATGAAAATATTAGAGAAAAATTTTGAGCGTAAAAAATTTGAATATGATCAAATTTACCGAAAAGTTAATTTAGCAATTTATAAACAAAAAAATATAGAATATGGAAGCTTGACATATGAGGTGATTACGATAAAATCACACAATGGTTATGAAATCATGGGAAACAAAATTCCACCTTCTGAAGTATATCCTTGCGACAGTCAATGGGGCGATTTAGCTTGGACATACCAAACATTAGAAGAAGCACAAAACAAAATAAAACAACTGGAGGAAACAAAATGAAAGTAGGAAAAATTAAAAAAATAACAATGTATAAGGTTGATCTTGAAAATATCACACCTGAAGAACAAAAAACCATTACTGATTATGGTCGCAGTGTGATAACAGAAAATCAATATTTTGAAATTGGTACAGTAAAAGCATTAGAAAATTTTGTTAATATTAATAAAACCACCTCTAAGAAAAAGAACCGTACTAAACGCATAAACTAGTATCTGTAATAGTTCATATATAAAAAAATACCCAGATGGTTTTTTGCCATCTGGGTATTTTCTTTTAGAATGATATTACTGTTTGAAATCGCCTAGATCTCGGTGAAATGTGTATTCACCTGGCTTGGCAACCAGAACATCATAACCAGCATCGATTTCATCAGCCATTGCCAGAAACGGTGATGCAACTGCAAAAAGACCAAAACCAGCAATGGTTCCGGCAGCGCCAATAGGACGCACAACCAAAATATCGGCTGTGGCCAAGAAAGCGCTTTCTGCTGTCACTTCATCCGAATCGGTGGTTGTGCCTGTGTCTGCATAAGACAAGGTGGCTGCTAGCATCAATACCGATACGAGGGTGATTAGTTTATTCATGTATATAATTACCAAACCAACCTCTTTATCAACTGTATTTTTTAATAACTTTACGAGCTTCTTTTTCGTTGATTCCGCTCATATGACTCATTATTTTATTAAAAGTTTTTACATTCTTTAAATAACGCTTGGCTTGACTAAGTTTATATTTTTCAAAACTATCCATTTTCCTATTTTGTTTTGACAATAAATCAGGAGCTTTTTCTGTTTTGGTTTCTTCTTCTTCATCTGCAAGCTTTCCATCACCACCAGTGGCTTTATCTATGGCTTTTCCTCGAGCTTTTTCGTAATCACTCAGTTTTCCGTCTTTGTTTAAATCAGATTTTTTTACATCAATAGCATCTTCGTCAGTGGCTTTAACCATCTTATATTTTTCTAAAATAAGATCAATTTCGTTATTCAACATAATATTATTTATAAAACAAGGGTTTCTATTGTTGATTTATGATATTATTATTATATAAATAGTTTTATGCCTTTTAATCGGGATCAGCATATTATTTTTGAAAAATATCTTACTCTGACAGAGAAGGTTTCGTTAGATGGTATTCTTAATCTTTTGCAGAATAAAAATGAAAAGATAGCAGCCAAACTTCTTGAAATGGACAAAACAACAAGCAAAGGACATGTTCTTAAATTGGCAAAATTCTTTAATGAAGTACAAAATCTGGATGTCTTATCCGAATATTATAAAAAGTTTTTGGAACTGAAAAAGCGTAATCGTATACAAGACATCACTGGTTTCAAATCATTCAATGAAATGGAAAATGCAATCGATGCAATGGAAACAAAAGTTAACCTTTCCATGCCTGAAGAAGTTGGTGATGCTGAGAAACCACTTTACGAGGATGAAAATATAAAAGTTTTTGAAGGAGAGAATCGTGCCAAATGTGTAAAACTAGGAAGCAATTATAAATTTTGCATCAGTCGCCCAGATCGCGGAAATGCTTATTCCAATTATCGTTTAAGAGATCAATCCAGTTTTTATTTTGTTCGTTTGAAAAAACGCACTGATGAAATGAAAAATGGTGAGTATGTGGATCCTGCACATTTGATGGTTATTGATGCTTTACCTAGAGGTGAATATAACTGGACATGGGCAGATAATGGTTGGCAGGGACATGGAACAACCAGAGTTACCAAAGAACAGGCAATCAAAGAATTTCCAGAATTGAAACCTGCTTTTGACAAAATTATAACTGCAAAACCTTTGACACGGGATGAAAAAAGCAAAATTGAAAAGTTCAATGAATTGGCTAGTGACTTTGATGTAAAAATTTTTAACAGTTTAAAATATTCTGAAAAAGAAGAATTTATTCAACAAGGTGGTGTTGAACTTACTTTTGATGCATGGAAAACTCTTGATAAAAATCTTCGTAATGAATATTTGAAAAATATTGAAAATTTTGATCGTGAAATATTTGAAGATCTTAAACCAAACGAAAAAGTTGTGTTTGAAAAACAAATTCAAAAAAGTGCCGAAGCCGAATTCAATTATTTTCTTTATTTAGATAAATTAATCGAAAAAGATGAACGATGATATACAACAAAAACAACAGGATCTGGTTGTTAACATAGCAAAAGATCCTTATGTGGCCATGCGTTTTGCTCGACACATGCGTTCTCAAGAAAAACCCATTCCGGATATTATTCTGAAATCAATTATAAACGAACCTTTGGCAGGATCTAATTTTGCTTTGGAATTGGCACGTGATTATATTTTATTGAATGATCCTGTGCCTGAAATATTATTGGATAGAATTATAACCAATTCTAAAAATTCATATTATATTGCAAAATATTATAAAAAAAATAATCAACAAATACCTGACAAGGTTTTAAAAAGCGTACAAAATTCACCATTTGCAAGATTATCATTTGATGAAGACGAAGAACAATCAAACGAACCTGCTATCAAGCAAGAATTGCGAAAAAAAATTTTAGCGGATCCAAAGTATGCTCTTCGATACGCAAAGGTTTTAGTTCAAAACGGTAGACCTGTTCCTGACAGTGTGGAAGATTCGTTCACAGATTCTCCCGAATCTGCTAATGAATATGCAAAAACAATAATATCTAATAATGGTGAAGTTTCACAAAAAATATTTGATATCATTGAAAAAGATAATTATCAAAGTTTTGATTTTGCTAATAGTATACTTCAACCAAAAGTTGGATATGGTCCGTCTAATGCAGCAAAAATTGCTCCATTACAAATAATAAAATCACTTGCAAAATATTCGGGTAATGCAACAGCATATGCAACAGAGTATTTAAAACAAGTTGATAAATATGATAAAACAATTTTAGACGTGCTAGAAAATGGAATTAAAAAAGGAGTAACAGTTAGTTTTAAAGGTGATGAAGATAAAGACATATCTGAAAATGTTTCAAAATATGTTATGGCATATGTGGATTCTGTTGGGGAATTACCATCTAAAGAAATGCTTAAATTGACTAAAGCTAAAAGTCTTGTTTATATTAGTAACATTCTTTGGTCTCAAAATAAAGAAATTCCACAGGAAATTATTGATACAATTGCTAAAAATGGCAGTGCATCATATGCATTTGTTGCTCGATATAAAATGTTAAAAGGTGGAAAAACGCTTCCTAGCATTTATAAAAAAATTGAAAATAGTGCCAGAAATTACAACGAAAATACTATTTAAAATAAATTGATTTTTTTTAACACCCTGTAAAATAAAGGTTGTGGTAATACTATCTTTGGAAATAATGTAAAAATGAATGTTTTAAAAGAATCAGAAACTGAATACAAGCAATTTATACAAAAATACAGCAACGCTTTTAGTGCCACGATTCAAGATGTGGATCGGGATGCTAAAGCCAATATCAAATCAAATATTTGTTTGAATAAAATATATGATCTTTTTTTGGATTTTATAATTGATTCAAAAAGACTACTAAAATAACTTTATATATTAAAGTTTAATGTCGGCAAAATCATTATCTGTAACTGTTGTGTCTCTTGCAGCAATTTTGTATGATTGCAATTCTGTTTCTTGGGGTGCTGCCTGGACTTTGCTGCTGTCCATATAACTGTCCATCCACCCAGACAATGGATTTTCTTTTTGATTAAAAATCTTTTTATATCCTAAACTGCGCAGTCTGTTATCACAAAGCCATTTGGTGTATCCGGTCACAACCTCTTCATTTAAACCCAACAGATTGCCTTTGCTAAAAAGATATTTGCACCATTCATTTTCATTTTTTGTGGCTTGTTCATATATTGCATAAATTTTGTCTTCATTCTTTTTCACAAGTGAAGTGAAACCTTCTTTTTCTTCATCTCGTAATATTTTTAAAAGATTTTGACTCACACTAAAATGCAAAGCTTCGTCTCGTTGAATGAACTTTACAATTTTAGCATTGCCTTCCATTTTGCCTCGATAACCAAAATAAAAACTGCAGGCAAAGCTTACATAAAACACCAATCCTTCCATTACATTAATGGAAAGAATGCAATCTAATATTTTTTGTTTAACATCTTTTTTATCTTCATCTCCTAATATTTTATCATAACTATTGCGTATCAATTCAGCCCTATTCAATATTTCTTTATCCTCCATAATGCTGTCAAAAAATTTGGTAGCATCTGGGTAAACATTGTTGAGCAAATAACTGTAGCTATAACTATGAATTCCTTCAAACTGAGCCCATGTGTTCATGCATATTTCCAATTCAGGATTGGTCACATATTCTTTTAATGAATGAATGCTTCTGGAAAGCATGCTGTCTCCCAGTGTTTGAAATCTTAAATTACTATCAAAAACAAAACGTTCTGTATCTGTCAAATCGTTGTAATCGCTACGATCTTTGGATAATGTGATTTCATGCGGCCACCAAAAGTTCTCGTTTTGTTTTTTAAACAATTCAAAAAATATAGGATATTTGAAACGATCATATCTTTGCAAGTTCAAATCTTCACCAAGAAACAATGGTTGCTTGGTGGTGTCGATATTTTTTAAATTTAAAACTGTTTTCATGTAATTTTATTTATACCAGCAGGATCATAATTTGCAAGCACCACTGTTGCAATCTTGATCTTCTTTTTGGTTCATCATTTGTTCTTTATCACCATCATCGGTATTGTTGTAATAAAGACTAATTAATCCCAGACTGTAAGCATACATGATTTCTTTCATGACAGTTGCATCAGGAAGAATATGATTTTCATAATGACTATAGTTGTAATAAACATTGGTGCTTATGGCCATGTCCAGGTATTTTTGAATAATTGCATTAATGTTAAGCAAACCTTTATTGTTTCTAAGATCATAAGCTAGTTGATAATTTTTTTCATATTTTCCTATTCCAGGAACAAGCACCGGAAGTTTACCCATTTTGCTCATTTTATAAGTGATTAATGAGCGAATAGGTTCCACCCCATTTGTGCTGGATTGTATCACGCTACTACTTTCACACGGCATGCAACTGCTGAGTGTGCTGTGTCGCAATCCGTGTTTTTCTATGTCTTTTCGTAATTGTTGCCAATCACATGTTAGTTTGCGTTTGGTTAAACCTTTGATGCTGTCTTTGAATGTATCAATTGGCAATATTCCTTTGCTGTATTTTGTGCAATTAAACTTTTCACAAGATCCCCGTTCCTGGGCCAGTTTGTTGCTGCTTTTCAAAAGATAATACTGAAAATATTCCATCCATTCGTCCAGTAAAGAAAGAGATTTTTCATCATCATAATTCGTTTCATGCTTTGCTAGAAATGCCGCAAGATTCGTGATTCCAATTCCAAGACTCCGGCGTTTGCTTGCAAAGTTCTTGGCAGCAACATTAAAATAATCCTGCAAATCAATAATCTCTTCTAAAAATCTAACAGTCAAATCACATATCTTTTCCAGTTCATTCCAATTTTTAATTTCCAGCATGTTGATCGCACTGAGAATACACATGCCAATTTCAGCTTCAGGATCATGATAATCCCGCATGGGTATGGTTGGATGTATAACCTCTAAACAAAGATTGCTCATGGTAATCTTGTCTAGCCATGCACCATGTTCATTTGCATTATCCACATTTAAAATATAAATTCTTCCGGTTTCTACCCGTTCTTTTATAATTGTACCAAAAAGCTTTCTGGCACTAATTTTCTTTTTTAATTTTAAACGACGACTTTCATGTTCTTTGTAAACCTTGTCAAAACTTTCGGTTCCCCAAGCTTCAAAAAGTTCTGGCACTTCATGTGGACTGAAAAGAGTTACTTCCTCATTGTTGCGTACCCGTTCATAAAACAGTTTGCTCATGCCTACTGTATAATCCAATTTGCGAACACGATTGTCATCTGTTCCTGCATTGTTTTTCAAAACAACAATATCTTCAATCTCATAGTGCCACCATTGAATGTTGCAAGTGGCACTACCTCCTCGCAATCCGTTTTGTTGCCATGCTTTCACACTGGCTTCATATATCTTCAAAAAAGGAATAAGACCGGTATGCACCACTTCACCATTCTTTACGGCTGAACCTGCTGCACGAATGCGACTCACATCAATTCCTATTCCACAACGGTTAGCAGTGGCCATGCTGACAGCAGTAGCGCTGCTGGTGATGCTGTCTTTGGTATCATCCACGCCTATAAGACAACAACTGGCATAATTTCTGGAACTGGTACGAAGACCAGCCATGACAGGTGTGGGAAGATTGATTTTGTGTTTGCTGATTGCATTATAAAATCTACACACATATTCCATTCGGGTTTCTTCTGGATAATTCATGAATGCAGTCATGCTGATCAGCATATAAGCAAATTGAGGTGTTTCATGAATTTCACCACTCACTCGATCTTTGATCAGATATTTGTCACATAATTGTTTTATGCCAGCATAGGTGAAAATATAATCCCTATCATGATCCATATTCTCTCCTATTTTATTAATTTCATTATCGCTATATTTTTCCAAAATAACCGAATCATAAATTTTCTTTTTGACTCCAACATGAAGAAAGTCTTTTAACCGAGGCGGATGTTTTCCTCCCCAAACATCTTTTCTAAGTTGATAATTTAATAAACGAGCTGCCACATATTGATAATTGGGATGATTCACGCTGATCAAATTGGCTGCACTTTCTATGATCAATTTGTGAATTTCTTCAGTCCTGATGCCATCATGAATGTTTATGTTTGCATTGATTTCAATATCGCTGGGACTCACCCCGGTATAACCATTGATGGCCCATTCAATTACCTTGGTGATTTTGGATAGATCAAAGTTTTCCGTCTTGCCGTTTCTTTTTTTTACGAGAATTTGTTTCATGGTTGGAGTAGTCATTTAGTTGTACCATACAATTCGTCAAATCATATTTTTTTTCTTTTGATTTGAAATAATTTTTCGATACATTTTTATTTAGAGTTGAGGACGTAAAAATTTTTTTTCTGTTATGAAAAAAGTAAATACAAATGTTGACACACCATCAACAACATATAGAATATAATAATGACAGTTAAAAAATTAAAAGAAATTTTAAATAACCATCATGAGGATTTACACGTGTTTATACGTGGTTATGAAGGTGGATATGCAGATGTTAAAAATATAATCAATGCAAAAATAAAAAAGAATGTGAATAAAGAATGGTGGTATGGACCTCATGAAATAAATAATAAAAACTACGATAAGGAAGGAATTATATTGGAATGAAATACATAGAACAAATCAAAGACGAATATGGAAATCTTATGCAGTTGTGGGGCATATATGAAAAAACCGAATATGAGCTTTTTGAAGAAGGAAACCATATTACCAAAAGGAGATTGTTAAGAACGTTTGAATCATTGACAGCAGCAAATCATTTTTTGAAAAAAACATGAGTCCAAAATTGTTTGAATATTTTATTGTAATATTGGGTGTTATTGCAAATATTGTGCTGATTGTTAATGCTCTGCATCATTGGTAAATTGTAAATAATTAGGTGACATTCGCTTTTTACAAGAAACTGTTGTTGGGTGAGGAAAGCAGCTTTCAACAGCAGTATATGGCTAAACTGTTGGAACCAGGAGAAGACAGCCGAAATCGTCGTTTGATTTATGCAACAAAGCTGGCGTTGCGAAATCGTGCCATACCAGAACCAATTCAAAACATTATATTATCCACCCCCTTTGAAAGCATGGTTCTTGCTTATAATTTGAAAATAAGCAATATACAACCCGAAGAAAAATATCTAAGAGTTTTGGCCAATCAACCAATCAAAGCTGCTCAATATGCTAGACTATTGTCAGATAAAGGAGAAAACGTACCTGAATTTATTTTGCAAAGCATAAGCAACGATCCACAAGAATCAGAACGTTTTGCAAGCCATCTTATGATGAGCAATGTAAGCCAGTATCATCGAAATGTGGATGGAAAAGAGGTGAGCATACGCAGGGTCAAAGAATTGCCTGTTCCCCTAATCATATTAAAAGGAATAGCAGGAGATCCAGAAGTTGCACATGGATACATGTATTATATTATAAAATATACCGATAAAAAAGTTCCAGAAATATTGATAAAAGGATTATCAACTCGGCCTGATTTGGCAATTGATTTGGAACAAAATTATCGCAATTTAAATAAGAGTGCACCCTCTAGTTTGCATGAAATTATCAGCACCAGCAAGCAGTTGCAAAATGCAGTTGCAAACCGCAAGAAAAAGGGAAGAAAGGGCAATGCATTTTTGTGAAAACCTATCGTTTTTTTCTGGAGGATATAAAACAAGATTTATACGATAAAATAAAAAAAAATCCTTATTATGCAAGTAAACTTATTGAAAAGCTCAGATTAAACAAAAGAGAAATACCTGATGAATTATTAAATTTGTTCTTGCATAATCCAGAGTATCTGGATAACATTTTACGAAATATGATTGCTGATTCTGATTGGAACACACTAAACAATCCCATTATTAAAAAAATATTAGAACAGCATGCAGTTTTATCTTTTGATTTGTTTGAATTATTATATGATTATCACATAGAAAAATTAGAACAATTGTTTAATAATAAAAATCCGTTTTTATATGCATTATACAAAGGCATAAGCAAAGATTCTGTATTATCTAAAAAATTAATGTTAAAATATGCAGGAAAAATGATTAAGGTTAATTTTGACACAGGAGAAGAAACATCAAGGTTTAAATTTCCCATCATCATATTAAATTCAATAAATGATGAAATGGCAACCGCATATGAATTTGCACAAATTCTTTTGGACAGGGACAAGAAAGTTCCAGAATCCACAATGAAAAAACTTGCAACAAGTGTTGTTTACAGCATTCAAATTGCATTATATTATAATAAAGAAAGAAACAGAAACGTGCCAGAAATAATTTTAAAAACAATTGCGGATCATAAAAGGGGCACTCTCACATATTACCAATATTTGATAGAAAGAAATCTACCAGTTCCAAAAATTATAATTGATGCATTGGACAAATGGGGCGGTCCTGGTATTTAAACAATCATATATGGTATGAAAAAATGGATCAATGTTGTTATCAAAACTTTTGTAAACGATTGCAGCATTGGTTTAACACTAATAGTATTGGGCTTTATTGCGGGAGTATGTTACATAAACTTGTTTCATTTTTTACAAAATATTTTCATGAGCATAAAGTGAAACAAGGTCCAAATAGCCTGGAAGAATTGTTGAATCAATTTGATCTGCCATCCAAACAAAAAACACCACAACAAAACATTCAGCATCATATAATATTACAAAAAATGATAAAACTGGAAGGAGAATATCAACATGGCCTGCCCGAAGAGTTTTATCAAGGAGTGTATATTGTGGAATATGCAAACAAAGTGAAAATAGTATCCATACCCTGCATGATACGTCCAGGCACGTTATATGATTGTTTTAGCCGTAATTAAAAAAATATAGAATATTTTTGCGCAAGGTATAATATAAGAAAAATGAAAGCGTTGCAAAAAAGGTTCTGTGTGCAGGATCTGAAAAATTTGTTCCGGGCAGATTACCAGAATGGCATAATATATTGCAAAAAAACAGGCAGGGCCATATTAAACAAGCCTAACAAAGATGGTTATTTGCGGGTAGGAATAAAAAATAAACAGAATGGTCGATACAAACCTTATTATATTCATGATGTGATTTTTTACATGAAATACCATTGGCTGCCTGAAGAAATGGATCATGTTAATCACGTTAAAAATGATAACCGGGATGTTAATCTGCAACCCAGCAATCACAATCTGCAACAAGTAAACATGCCTAAAAAAAATGGAAAAAGCAGCAGATACAAAGGAGTATGTTATTATGCCTGTAAAAAAAGCAAAAAATGGCGGGCCAGTCTTCAACACAGGGGAAAACATCTGAGTCTTGGACATTATGAGAATGAACAGGATGCAGCAAAGGCATATGACAAATCAGCTTATGCCCTATGGGGAGAATATAGTCGACCCCATCTTAATTTTCCAAACCTTATAAACAATAATATGGTGCAACAATTATTGAATCTGGAACTTGCTTAATATAACAATTATGAAAAGAGCAATAGAAAAAGCATGGAAGAACAGGGAGGATATGTTAAAAGATATACGGCCTGATCCTGAAACCGGAATTGTATACAGCAGAAGAACAGGCAAAAGTATAGGGGTACTTCATATAGATGGTTATGTACGCATTAGTAAACGTGCAAATGGAAAACATTACAACATAAAAAGAAGCCATGTCATATGGTGGAGCAAGTACCAAAAAATGCCCCCTGTAAAAATGTGTATTGATCATATTGATGGGGACAAAACAAATGATAGAATAGAAAATTTGCAAATTCTTAGCAATCAACAAAATATTGCAAAAAAAAAGAAAAACACAAAAGCATTTTCAAAATACAGGGGAGTTAGATTTAGAAAAGATAGGAAAAAATTTGAAGCTCGGGTAAGAAAATGGGGAAAAGAATATAATTTTGGAGGTTACGAGGATGCGAAAGAAGCGGCGGTTGCCCGGGATAGAGGCGTGATAAAATTATATGAAAAAGAAATGAAGGAGACAGGCTTTTTACCGCCTCTTAACTTTCCAGAGATTTTACAAAATAATAAAGAACTTGTGCAACTGGAATTGTTTTAAAATGAAACACAACAATATAAGTGCATAAAAACGTATAAATAACAACAGCGTAAAATGCTTTGTGCTGTTATGAAAACATATAATCAATTTATTTTGGAAAAAAAGAAACGAAGAAAAAGAAAGAAAAAAACCAAAAGTAAAAGAAGCAGTTTTCAGCAATTTCCAGTATCCACAGGCAGAGGGAGTGGATATGGGGGTGGATATGGTTACGGGTACGGTCCCGGTTATTACGCAACAACAGATGCAGGCATGTCAGATGGAGCAGCAGGAGGGGATGCAGGTGGCGGTGGAGATGGTGGAGGTGGGGGAGAATAATAAAAAAGTATAAGCATAAATAGTATTATGGCTATTAATAAGATTAATGAGCTTTATTATCAAAGTCGAAAGATTTTGAAAGAAAATAGGAATGATGAATTAACACATGAGGATGCCGAAGAAACAACCAAGCAGGATCTGGCTGATTTAAACGAGAAAAATTAAACTTCAGGATTTTTATCCTGCACAAACTGACTGAAGGTTCCTAGTTTTTTTAATTTTCTTTGCCTTTCGTGTTCTAATCTTTTTCTTCTGTATTCTGGATCATTGGCATATTTTTGCTTTTCGTGTTCTAATTTTTTTCTTCTATATTCTGGATCATTGTCATATTTTTGCTTGCTTTGTTCTAACCTTTTTCTTCTGTATTCTGGATCATTGGCATATTTTTGCCTTTCGTGTTCTAATCTTTTTCTTCTGTATTCTGGAGCACTGACATATAACTTAGTATATAATTTTTCAAATGCTTTTTGCATACCATTTTTTTTGAAATAAAGAAGCGCCTCAATTTGATCATCTGTCGCATGTGGGAACATTATTTTGAGTTTGGTAGTATATTTGCCGTGATAATCCACATAAGTTTCACTGGAAAAAGGAGAACTTCCACTTTTTTCACCCTCGGTTGTTTCTGGATCTTTTTGCAAATTACTTACAAAATCCTCTCCACCCAGAGGATTTGAACGCAATGTCATGTTTTCCCATAAAACCTGAAACTTCACTAATGTATTTAATAATAAAAAATGTTGATTTGTAATTTATTTTTGGGTAAATAATAAAAAATGTTGATTTGTAATTTATTTTTGGGTAAATAATACTATGGATATTGACAAGATTAACCAGCTTTATTATACTAATAGAAAACTTTTACAAGAGCAAAGTGAAGAGGGTGAAAGAGTATTTTATGCGTCTGTGCCTCTGGAATTGGAACATTACAACAAACCAGAAAAATATGATTCCAGTTTACGAGAATATCCATCATTAGGAAAAATTAATGTTTCATATAAAATATATTTTGATTTTGTAAAAAATGGTCTTCGTAGCATCAGTGTGTATGATGTGGAAGTGAAACCTTTTACAATATATGATGATATTGATGATATGAAAACAATAAATGTGGATTTCGGAGGAAAAGAAATAGAGTCAGAAGTTCCAGATAAAATAACTTTGCCATTAATACCTTATGTTTTCAGATTGGTATTGGACGACGGAACAACACCAATTGCGGAAAAATCCACACTTATATTTTAATATAGACACTATTCTAGAAGTTCTGCACATCTAGAGATTTGATAAATGGCAATTATTTACAAAATCTGCAAATTTCGGAAAAAAAATATAAAAAAATATTTTAAAAATTATTGGCATGCGCCCCTGGTTTTTAAAAAAAACTGCTTTTGCCCATTAGCGATTCTAATGCCGACCCTTTGTAAAACCGACCCCCATTTAAGAAAGCATGCCCATTATGCAAGTGCCCATTGTTTGCAAAATGACCCCCCTTTTTGTATTGACCCCATTTTATATAAATGACTTTATATATTAAAACAAAAAGGGCGAGGATGATTAGTCATCGATATTCTCATTTTTTCCCACCTTTCTTTTTCTTTTTGGGGTGCAGGGGATGAGCTTTCGGGGTGTCGATTGCGATGGGGCATTTGTCCCAAAAGTTTTCAACTACATCGCCACCTTCCTCGGTTGCGTATGCCTTGGCTTTTTCAAGGGTGTCGAAGGAAAAGACCCTATGGGCGTTTTTCCAGTAAAATCCGTGCGAGTCCGTATAGGGAGCTGGTGTTAGGACTTCGTAGCTCATTTGTTTCCTTCCTTCATTCCGTGTTCCAAGGCAAACTCCGTACCTGCTTTCATCATCGCCTCACTCATATCTACCGACTCTTCAATCCACCAATCATCTTCGCTAACGCAAATTGTGTAAGTCTCCTCACCCCAACTAAAATTGTGCTCGGTTATCATATTTTTATTTCCTTGTATCTCCTCGAGAGTTTTTGAAAGTTTTGACTAGCGTCAGCTTCTTTCTCTGTTCTTGATTTGATTAGTTCACTCTATATGTTTTTTGAAAGAATAGCAAGCTCAAAAGATTATATATTAAAAATATATTTTGCAAATAATGATTGACATTGCTCATTTGGTTGGTTTATACTTTCCTTTCGGGTCGGTCTTGATGGTAAACTCAAAGTGTTTGAATCTGAAGTGCAGTTCGGTAGTAAGATCACTGGTGAATCCGCTGAACCCTATATTATTTCG